TATACGCACAAGAGCGTAGACGTAAAGCATTATACTGGAACACAATACAAGCCGCAGGTATCCTGGTATTAGCCTCTGGTGTTTACTTAACAATCTCTTGGATCATAGGACAAGGAAATGGATGAACAAACGAAAGACATGTTGGACGTTACTGCAATATCTACGGCTATACTATCGCTAGCATCTTGGCTACCACCTGTAGCATCACTGCTGACAATCATATGGCTAGGTATTCGCATCTATGAGTCTGACACTGTGCAGAAACTTGTGCATGGTGAGACGAAGAAAGAACTTGACAAACAAGACTAAATAGTGTATAATATATGAGTATTTTAAATAGTTTAATAGGGCCAGTGACAGGTCTTTTAGATAAATTCATAGAAGATAAAGATAAGAAAAACCAAATAGCCTATGAACTATCTACTATGGCTGAGAAACATGCTCAGGAATTACTTAAGGGTCAGCTAGAGGTCAACAAGACTGAAGCGGCACACAAGAGTTTATTTGTCGCGGGATGGCGTCCTGCCATTGGTTGGATATGTGGACTAGCCTTATTCTATTCTACCATCCTAGCTCCAATACTAGGCATCTGGTTTACTGTCCCACCTGTTGATAGCTCATTACTCACAAGTGTACTGATGGGCATGTTAGGCTTAGGTGCTATGCGTACAGTAGAGAAGACTAAGAACGTACAGAGAGAACGATAATGGGTGCAGGTGGTCACGGGTTTTCCTTTAGGAACAGGTCTAATACGCAGATAAACAATAGAGTAGCTGCTAAGGCGGCTCAACGTCCTGTTGTTGAGGAAGTTGTAAATTTAAATGCTACTCCTTTCGCATCTACTATAGATTCTCCTAGCATTGATCTAGTGACCCCTATCACAGTTGCAGGTTCTAGAACTGAGCCTGTGGTAGATAAAGATAAAAAACGAAACGAATACTTTGAAAAGGTAGAGAGTGAGGGTGGTAGATTTAGCCCTACTTATACTCCATATGCTGATGCTTATTCAGACCCTACAGGAACAGTACGTAAAGCAGGAGAAGTTGTAGACAGGTTTACTGCTGAGGGTGATAAAGTAGGCTTTACAATGTACCATGATCAACATGTTTATGATAGTTCTGGAAATATAATAAGAACTAATGTAAAGCCTACCCATGTTTTATACAAACCAAAAGACAGAATCCGAAAAGCTGAAGCTGATCCTGATTTTAATGTTGCTGATTATTACGAAAGAATGACAGCGAGGGCAGAAGAGTCTATAACTCCCAAAGCTGTTCGTAGTGTTTTGGATAGCCATGACCCAGGCCGTGGAGAACTATACGGCACAAGTCCTAGAGGTTACTTAATGGATCAGCAAGTAGGCGATCCTTTTATAGAAATCATTAGGTCAAAACAGATACCTTTAGCTAAAGAACTAGATACTCCGTTTGAGCTAGACTACGACTACGGTTATCACTCTGATAAGCTGTACATGAAACAGCCTCCTCTGTTGGGTAACGATAACCTACAACAAGGGTTTACTGACAAGGAGCGTGCAGAGTATAGAGACTTAATGAAGCGTGGTTCTTTCGTAGACATTAGCGGAGGAACTTCTAGGGTTGGTGAGTACACTATGGCATGGGTTGAAGATCCACCAGAGCCTAGTGGCTTCTCTAAGTTTTTAAATAACCCTGTAGTAAATGTATTAGGTGCTATTAATCCTGTCGTTGGGTTAGCCACTACAGCAGCTAAAGCCGCTACTGGTGAAAAACTATCTCCTGTAGAAATAGCTAGTGGTTTAATGACTGGTTTAAACATGACAGGAGTAGTTAAACCTCCTGCACTAGGCGACATACCTGTTGGTGGTGGGCCGCCTCAGATGACCCAAGGTACTGGTTTGTTTGGAAGCACCTACGGACAAACACAGGCCGCATTAAACGTAGCAGCCGCAGGAGATGCTAAAGGTGCTGCTCTTTCTTTGTTAGGGCCACAGGCAGTTAAAGCAGCTATCGACAAAGTGCCTGATGATCGTATACTAAATGTTCTCCAGAAAGATGATGTCCAAGCAGGACTAAATAAAGTAGTCGAAAGAGTAGCAGGTGGTGCAGAGTTTGACGAAGCACTAGCGTATGGTTTAGGCACTTATATTAAAGAAGGTGGTGGTCTTAACATAGAAGGCACAGACGTAAGTCTAGGCGTTATTGAAGACGTTGTTAGAGATATTGTACGTCCTATAGGTAAAGCAGGTACAGCCCTTGCTGACTTTGTTGAAGAGGCTATGCCTGATATAGACACTAGTGCCTTAGATCCTATAGAAAAGGCTATAAGAGAAACAGGTAGAACCGCTGAAGATATTGTTAGAGCAGGTGGTAAAGCCATAGACAAATCTATTATACAACCTACTAGAGAAGTAGCGAAGGCTCTTGATGATGCAGTAACACAGCCTGTTGGTGACGCTCTGTCTGCTTTAGATACAGCCATTAGACAGGCTTTACCAGACATTGACTTACCCAGTGTTGACCTGCCTAGTATGGACTTACCTTTTGATCTAAGACCTTCTCTTGTGTCAGACACAGGTGAAGACTTTATATCATCGCCTACACGCACAACAGACAGTTTGTTTAATGATGAGCTATTTCAGTTTGAAACAGAGATAGGTATCAGCGATTATCCTATAGAGTTACAAGGAGAAGAACTAGAGTTGTTTTATCCAGAGTCTGCGCCACAGTTAGACTACGCACCAGACTATGACAACTTCTTTGAAAACACTATTTACGAAGCTAAACCACGGAGTTACGATTTCTAATGACTTACTTACAACTGGTAAACAGCGTACTACGCAGACTGAGGGAGGATGAAGTAACCACTGTTGCTCAAACATCCTACTCTAAACTTATTGGTGAGTTTGTCAATGACGCTAAACGCACCGTAGAAGACTCTTATGATTGGACTGCACTACGCACTACTCTCACTGTGTCAACTACAGCAGATACATTTAACTATGTACTCACTGGCTCACAGAACAGAATGAAGTTGTTAGATGTTGTTAATGACACATCAGATTGGTTCATGCAGTACCGTGGCTCACGTTGGATGGACAATGCTTTCTTGATTGAGACTCCACCTATAGGCGCACCACAGTTCTACAGCTTTAACGGTGTTGATGCCGCAGGTGACAATGCTGTTGATGTATACCCAAAGCCTGACGGTGTGTATCAGCTACGCTTTAACGTGGTGTTACGTACAGCAGACTTTACAGAAGACACAGACAAGCTAGGCGCACCTTCATCACCTGTTATACAACTAGCCACTGCATTGGGTGCTAGAGAGCGTGGTGAGACTGGAGGCACTAGCGCGGCAGAGTTGTTTGCACTTGCAGATAACACATTGGCTGACGCTATTGCTATTGATGCGTCACAACATCCTGAAGAAACTATCTGGTATTCTTAATGGCTCAACAATTACAGAACATTACCGTTGCCGCCCCTGGTTTTGCAGGTCTTAACACACAGGACTCACCTATTGGTGTTGATCCATCGTTTGCCGCTGTTGCAGACAACTGTGTTATTGACAAGCTAGGCCGTATTGGTGCGCGTAAGGGTTGGGAAGCAGTATCTAGCAATGGCTCTTCTGTACTAGGAAGCAGTCGTGGCATAGAGACTATATACGAATACATTGATAACTCTGGCGACAAGGTTGTGTTGTCAGCGGGTAACAATAAAGTATTCAAAGGCACTTCAACCTTAACAGACATTACCCCCAGTAGTTACACTCCTTCAGCTAACAACTGGAAGATAGTAACATTAAACAACCATGTCTACTTGTTCCAGAGAGGACATGAGCCGCTGATAGGTACAGATGAGTCAGGTTCTTTTGTTCTGGAAACTATGTCAGGCCACAGTCACAGCACAGGTACTGCTCCACAGGGCAACGAAGTCCTAGCAGCCTACGGTAAGCTGTTTGTAGCAGACGTTACAGGTAACAAGCATACCGTCTACTGGTCTGACACGCTTAACGGTCACGCATGGACAGGAGGCACTTCAGGCTCGTTAGACGTAACTCTGGTATGGCCTACAGGCTTTGACGAGATAACGGCTCTAGCGGCTCACAATGGCTTCCTAATCATCTTTGGTAAGAAGTCTATACTTGTGTACTCAGGTGCTTCCTCTCCTGCCTCTATGACGCTTACAGACACCATAGAAGGCGTTGGCTGTATAGCCCGTGACTCAGTACAGCACACCGGCACTGATATACTGTTCTTGTCTGAGACAGGTGTACGTAGCTTTGGTAGGACTATACAAGAGAAGTCCATGCCTATGCGTGACATCAGCAAGAATGTACGCACTGACTTGTTAAATCTGATACCGCTACAGTCTAACCCTATCAAGTCTATGTACAGTTCTGAAGAGGCTTTCTATCTACTGACGTTACCAGACAGCAACACTGTGTACTGCTTTGATATGCGTACTGCACTGCCTGATGGGTCACAACGGGCTACAACGTGGTCAGGAATGTATCCTCTGTCGTTTGCTGTGTTGGAAGATGGTGAGATATACATTGGCATCTCTAGCGGCATAGTTGAGTACAAGGGCTACATGGACGGTGCTGTTAAGTACGAGATGAGATACTTCAGTAACCCTATGGACTTTGGTAACACTTCCAATCTAAAGTTCTTGAAGAAGTTTAACATGACCATCATTGGTGGACAGAACACACCTACTACATTGAACTGGGGCTATGACTATACAGAAAGCTACACTAAACAAGCGTTTACATTCGGCTCTAGCAACATTGGCGAGTACGGTGTTTCTGAGTATAACACTACAGCAGAGTATACCTCCTCTATTCTAATCAACACACCAAAGGTTAATACTAGCGGTAGTGGTGAGGTAGTAACCATTGGCATTGAGGCAGAGGTTAATGGTGCTGCTTTTTCTATTCAAAAAATTGACATACACGCTCTACTAGGGAGACTTATCTAATGTCTAATTACACTAAGACAACTAACTTTGCTACAAAGGATTCTCTCCCTTCAGGCAATGCTGCTAAGATTGTGAGAGGTACAGAGATCGACACTGAATTTAACAACATTGCCACTGCCAGTGCCACTAAAGCTGACACTGCTAGTCCTACTTTCACAGGTACTGTAACAGCCGCTACCGTGAACGTCACAGGAACACTGACGGCTGACACAATTACTGGAGGGTCATACTAATGGCT